GTCTGTTGATGATGTGTTCTGATGGCGCATGTTGCTCTGGCGGTAGGACACCATTCTTGCGAAGTCTGCGAATGCGATCCATATGCTCTGGATTGTCATGATACAACTTTTCTTTATTGTTAGGATTGACAGTGTAGCCAAGATCCTTCTTTGGTCGACCACGTGCTTCGTCTAGTTCTACTTCTTCTGCCATTTCTTTATCCATTACTTTTGATTTCTTTAAAACATCCAGAATAAGAGGAGCCTTCAATGCATTGTGGCGAGGAACAACAAGTCTCTGTGTTGATCTTGGATGAACATATACTTCATGATCGCCAGAACCACCACTTGACTTTGGTGTCCAGCCTTTCTTCTTGATGTGTGAAACTAGCGCACGACGATCCATATTAGCACCAGCCATTTCGTCTAGTTCAGTTTCTTCTTTCTTGATGTTATTTTTAGAAGATTTCACTTTTGTGATATTTTCAATATCAGAGATTGTAAACTTTCCTGGACCATCAGTTCTGGCTGGAAATAAAGACATGAAATCTTTCTTTGGCTTTTCTTCATCGACCTGCTCAATATCTTCTGAAATGCCAGCATGACGCATAGCAGAATCTTTAAACTCTGCACCAAACGTCTTTACCTTACCGTGCTTGTTCATTGCATCCCAAGCATTTGGATTTGTCTTGCTCTTTCTCACATATGGTGTGTTGTTTGATTCTTCAACTTCTTCACCGTGAACCTTATAAGATGCAGCAACAGCCTGTTTCACTCGCTCGGCCTTACTCTTGCCCGCGAACTTTGGATTCTTTGATTTCACAAAGTCATGAATGATTTCAGATGTTGGTGTATCTTTATTGATTGGCATCGGGCGCTCCTACAGGATTCTTTTCTGTATTTATAAAAACTGATTACATCACTTATATAAGTATTGATGTCTGTCACGATACTGGAAATATCCACAGACTCTAACGCTTATAAGGAGCATCAGCATGAATATTTATCGCAGAATCTGGACTCGTCATTTCGGTCCCATTCCTAAAGATGAGAATGGTAGATCATACGAGATTCATCATATAGACGGCAATCGTAAGAACAACGATATTTCCAACTTAGTTTGCATAACGATACAAGAACACTATAACATACATTATTCTCAAAACGATTGGGCAGCCTGTTTACGTATCTCACAGAGAATGTCCATTAGTGCAGAAGAAAAGTCTAACTTGGCCAAGCTTGTTCAAACAAAAAGGCTTGAAGATGGTACACATCCTTTTTTGGATAAAGAAAATCATAAAAGATGGAATAAAGAAAAGATTCAAAATGGAACACACAACTTTTTAGGTGGTGAAGTTCAAAGAAAACGTATAGAAGAAGGAACTCACCACTTTCTAGGAAGCGATATAAACAACAAAAGAGTAGAAGAAGGCACACATCCATTTCTAGGTGGTGAAATACAGAGACAATCTAATAAAAAAAGAGTAGAAAATGGAACACACCATTTATTGGGTGGTGAAATGAACCGTAAAAGATTCAAAGATGGAACTCATCCGTTTCTGAAGAAAAAAGAATGTCCTCATTGTTTAAACTATCTCGATCCTGGTAACTTTGCAAAACATCATGGCGATAAGTGTAAAATGAAGATCAGATCGTAGATATGGTTGCCTTTAACATCCAAGATAGTTTATTGTGTTTGTCAACCAAATCTTGAAGGAAGTTGCTGATTCCTATTTCACCAGCAAGTTCAGCCGCATGATATGCAGTTTCTAGAGATTGTGTAAGTATTAGATTATCTTCGTGCAGTGTTTCAAACATTCTTTGGCTAGAAGGAACAGTAAGTGCATCATCAATATTAGTTAACTCTATAAACCGAGTAAAGGATGCTGGTGTGTATTCGTTTAGTGTTCTGATCTTTTCACCGATAGAATCAAACTCTTCGAATACTTGAGTGTATATCTTTTCTAGAAATGTGTGATATTCATAGAAGTTGTTTCCTATTACATTAAAGTGATAGTTGTGTGACTTTAAATAAAACGCAAAAGCATCTGCTAATGCTACTTTCAAAGAATCTATCAGTGTTGTCATTGTTGTTCCTTTACATATCTGCCGTCGGGTGTTTTGGTTACTTTACCATCTTTGATAGAAACCCAACCGATAATCGAGTAGCCTCTTTCTTTCCAGTCGGGTGCTTGCGAAAGTAGGGTCTTATTATATATGACGACAAACTGTTTAACGTGTGCTTGTTGGTAGTCTCTATAAGAGAGAACATATGCACGATCATCTGGATTGGTTTGCTCTGAAGCCATCTTCGAAGCCGCATTGAATGCGCCGTTTCTGTCATTGTACATAAGAGAAGGATTCTTTAACACATCCTGTTTAGGTTGTGGTTGCCCTTGCTGGCCTTGTGGACCAGCAGGAATAGAAGCAACTTCACTTTCCTCGATGATGTATCCTAGATATGTTTTCATTACATTTCCTGTTTCTATTATTTATACTTCTAGTTAGGCATACTGAATACGTATAGCAGGAACATATACCGTATTTGAAATACCTGGAAGTGTATTGGTAACTAAAGAAGTTTTTGCTCTTTCTCATTCATTATTAATGCCCTGAACTTCCACTTTTACCAGGTGGTAATGATTTAATAGAACCGTCTGCCATACGAATAGGAACTTTTGATGAAAACACTTTCTTGCGTTTCCCTGTGGTTCCAAGTGATACTTCGATTTCCTCTTTGACTGCCTTTTTCTTGGCTTTGCGCTTCTCATTGCTGATGGCTGAGTCAATCGTCAATGGCTGTCCGATAGTACCAGTATTTATTTCGTCTTGATTTGGGCTTGCATCAGTTGCACCAGAGATGCCATCGAAACCCATTTCAGAAAAAAGCGATTCTTTCATCGCCTTGAATGTCTTGGCTTTCTTGTATCCTTTAGAGTTTGCATTCTTTGCTAGTGTATAGTTCTGACCACCACTAGCAGAAGCACCTGGGTCACCAGCATTCTCTGCTCCCCAACCACCTGAAGTGCCTTCACCGCCAATGCCTTCTTCATCGACATAAGCTTTTACCAACTTCATGGCTTTGCGGCGCTTCAGTTGCTTTGTGTTATCTTTTGATTCCAAGTCTTTGTCTAGACCAATAGGCTTATCATCTGCACCAGCACGATCAAAAGGAATGTTATAGCGGGCACTTTCGTATGGATTTGTAGTCACGCCTGTTGTATCTCCTTGACTTTGACTGTTACCGCCAAAAGTAGCATTCAGCCCCATGATCTGTTTATCTTTGTAGTTTGGTGCTTTCTTGTACTTCTTTGGCTTCGCTTCTTCGAATGCAAATCTATCTTTAGATCCTGCATTCTGTGGATTATGTGGTTTTGCAGGATTAGTTCTAGAACGAGCGGCATTGACAAAGTTCTGTTTATGAATCTTTAAAGCATGTTGTTGATCTTTAAGATGTTTTTCCACAGCATCAGCTTTAGTTGGTTGTGCGCCGTATGGACGATCTGCTCGAATATCTGTACCTGTTATTTTCTTTTTAATAGAACGCTCTTGTTTAGTTGCTGCCATCGCAGGTTCAGAAACGCGAGGTTTGCTTTGAAAGCCAGGATTATTACCAACAGAACCAGTCTTCAGAACATGAGGTAGCTTAGGCTTGAATGCTCTTGGATCCATGATTAATACTTTCTTCTATGTACCAAGCATCCTGTTCTACCACAGATATCACAGTCTTCCATGCTTTCTTTGAGACCCTTCTTGCCTTTACCCGCAGCCATACCTTCGCGAACGTCATTATACATTTTCGTTCTTTGTTCTGGCTTCATTGCAGATGGCGCACCAGCTTCAAACTCTTTCTGGCGACCAGCACCAGCGTGGGCGCGCATGACCGATGCAGAGATACCTGCAACGCCTTCAGCGTCTGGATCGCGATCACCAGACGAATGGATAGAGACTTTCTTGAAGTTGTAGTACCCATGTGGACCATGAATACCGTTGTACTGATCTATTAAACTCTGATATGCAGGAATACGATCAGAACCAGCAACTAGATGTAGATCAGTAACACCATTCTCGTGTATTTTTGATAAGTGGTGCATTAGTGTAGGATGCTCTTTATCTGTTACAGAAGTATTCACATCAGGGAAAGCAGCCTTAGCATGTTCTTCCTTTTGTGCTGGTGTCAATGGGTTCTTCTTTGGATCTTGTGATCGTGTAAGAACCATCGATGATGTGCCACCATTCTTCTTTGCTGTTTTCTTGACAACATCATATGCTGCTTCATGCCCAGCATGTGGTGGATTTGCACGACCCCAGAACAGTGTGTGATGCTTGCGAAACATATCAGGATCAGCAGCTTCGGTACGAAGTTGAACGTCTGGATTGATTAGAATCTGATTTGGCTGAGAACCAGTCATAGTTGCACCAGCTTGAATAGCAGACTGTGTGCCCTTGGCAGCTTCGATTCTCTTTGTAATCTTATCGTAAAAATCGCCCATGTTATGATACCATCTTTGCTAGTTTAGGGGAAGCCTTGAGGATGGCACTTCTTGCACGATTCGCTTGACTGAAGCCACCTTCACCACGATCAACGATCTTTAGCCCGTTTGAAACGAAACCTTCTGGTCCAGTTTCTTTGCCTTCAATCGCGTGCCCATATCCGCCATGTGCAGACTTGGCCAATGCTCTTGCTAGAATGTTGGTAGCATTTTGAACGTGCCCATGAATCTTTAGCGACTTACCAAAAGACTTTGCATTCTCTTCAACGTGTTTCATTGCAGCATCGCGTTCGGCTGTCTTAGCTTCTTTGGTCTTTTGCATCTTAACAGCATCGATTTTCTTTTGATGAGAACGACCAAGATGCTCTTTATATCCTTCAACCGTAGGCTCTTCACCAGACGATACTGTTGAGTTGATATAAGTGCGAAGTGGAATCTCGTGACCAGCTAAATGATCATAGGTGTGGTTCTTCATTAGCTTTTCAGCGCGGTCTAGATGTGTCAATGCTTGACGCTTTGCAACAGGATCAATGCCATGTTGTTCATCGTGTGATACTAGATGACTCACCATGTGAACGTCTGGATGCTCTTTAAACTCAGAAAGGTCCGTAACAGGATGTGCTTCCCTGTTCGGACCTGTAAGTTCGCTGTGAATAACTGTAGAGACTTTAGAGTTGCGAAGCTTTTGCCCCTCTTTCGTGTCTGTTGGTACAGAATATTCGATTGTGTTTGGTTGATGTGAGATACGACCATTTGAGATTGTTCTCATTGATGGATCGCTCATATAACCACCCTGCCACTCGCCTGGACGATCAGGTAGGACTTTTGGTAGATGCTCTAGTAGTAGCTTCAGAGGATGAGCAAGATATGGCTTGTGCCCATGCTGTGTATCGACATCTTCGCTGGTGAAGTTGTAATGCGAACCTTTGCCCTTGTATTTCACACCAACGCGACCGTCAGGCGTCTTTACTACTTGATACGACATCTTATCGTCAAGCTTGCGTGAGATTGGAGCAGTTCCTGTTGCTGCACCACGTAGCGTGTCTACCGCATGTTTTGCTGCTTCTGGTCCATCGAAAGTTCTGTCTGAAGGATGCTCAATATGCAAAATCCCACCAGCATGTTCGACATCTTCTGATAAGAATGATAGGAAGTTAATCATCATTGCGCCTTGATTGTTAGTTTGTTGTTGTATTTATATTATCTAGGCAACTGGATTTCGTAGTTGATCATACCCTGTTTCGCTTCTATATCATCAATAGCAGCTTTAGACCCGATCACCTTGATGATCGAGTTGCCACTATTCACAAACTTGTAATATACTTTACCAGACTTCCATGCATTGATGTCTAGATTTGCCTGCCAGAAGTTCTTTCCTGCAAGAATATCAAGCATTGCTTGTACCGAAGCACTATCTCGATTCAACTGATCTGCTATTGTACGACAGAAAAACGCTGTAACAGACATCGGCAGCTTGTCAACGATTTTCTTGTCAACGCCTGGATATTTTCGTATTGCTTCTAAAACAGCAGAAGCATCTTTACTCAACCCATCTACGCTTTTCTTTGTTTTTAGTTCTGTGAATATCCCATACGTATTTGAGATGTTCAGTTTAAGAACTTTGGTTATGCCATAGTGATAGAGTATTTCTTTAGCACCACGTCTTTGCTCTAGCATTTGTGATGTGACACCAACACTTCTAGCAGACTCACACATTCCTTTAAGAACACTATTTGGTAGTTTGCTAGAGTATTTTATTGCCTTTGGAAGAAGGTTAGCAAAGAGTGATGCTTTAGCACCAACACCATACTTGCTTGATATGGGAACAATCTTTCCATCTTGCATCAAAAGAAAACTATCAACACCAGCAAAAGTGGGATCAACAGGAATACAAAACTCTACAGGAGATCCTTCGTAGATTTTTCTATTAAAACCAGATTCATTTTTGCTAAGTGCCAGAAGTCCTACAATAAGTTCACCAGCATATTTGCCTAACTGATCGACTTCATTCTGTGCAACTTCACTTGTCCATTTGATTTCTGTGTATTTTTTACTCTTTGCATAGTTTTCAAATACGTCTTCAATACGCTCTGACACATTCTTGTTGTCTTTGAGGCCTTTGACTATAGAGGCAATCAATGTATCTGCACTAGTAAAGCTTTTCACTTTTATCTTTTGGCCAGAGAAGTCTATCTCTTTTGATTGTCCAAGCGATATTAGTGTTTCGGCTCTTACGCTTAACGTTTCTGTTCCAGTGCCTTTTCCACCAGGCTTTGCTACATAAGATTGATTAACAAATCCCATCTTACTCAAAGCTGATTTTTTATATTCAATCAAATAACGTTGATTGTACTCTTTAGATGCTGGAACATGTATCTGGTGACCATCTTCTAGAAAGTCAATGGTGTTACCAGACTTATCGTATACAACAATCCTTTCGCCAGATTTTGCTTTAATCTTTGTATCAACAGCACCTGATGAAAAGTATTTTTGCCATTTTTCTTGATGATTTGATGACATTGATGGATCCTAGACATAAGTTTCTGTCTACTTATGACATCCAATCTGGTGCATCACGCTTAGTCCACTTGTGAAGATTTGCCTTACCAATCTTGTAGTATTCGCGATAGTTCAATACAGGATCATCTGACACTTTGTATTCGTCTGGCATACAGCAAGGCATTGGAGTCCAGTCCCATTCTTTCAACTTGTAAGGCGGAGACTGCAACTGATAACCAAGCTTTTCGATTGTCGAATGCTTCTTGCCGTAACGATAAGTGTACTCATCACCAAGAGCAAACATGTGATCAACAAGCCAGTTGTAGTTTTCAACCGAAGTTCTAGCCCACACAGCAGAAGGGTGATTGATATGACTAGCAGAATACAAAACATCTTGACGACCATCATTCAATCGCCAACGCTTTGCTTTACGACCAGTTTTAGATTCACCAACATACTCATCACCGTCAAGAATGCGATGTGCAGTAGACAACAGTTGTGCCGTCTCAACGATCATCTTGACCACATGACGATCAACCATCCATTCCGCGCATTGCTGTGCAGACTCATCGATATAAAAGATATTCACTTACAGAGACCTTTCGTACATCTTGTATACGCAATATGTAACACAAAAAAAACAAACTGTCAAGAGAAAAGGCAGGGCGATATCAGGATATTGTAAAACTGCGAAAAACAAAGCAACAAGACATCCCACAAATGCATAAAGCTTTACGACCGCAAGCGCTGCTTTCTTATTAATCATAAACTGGTGGTTCCTCGCCTACTTCTGCATTACGACAACAGTATTTGTGAATCTTCTCTTCATCGTATTCTGGACACCAAGTTTTAAAGTATAGTCGCCAGCGATTATAAAGTGCCTTCTCTTGTGAGGTTGGCTTACGCACATGCAACATTTCTGACCAGTCAATCATTAGTTTGGTCCACTTTCATCGTTATGTTTAGTATGGAATAAACTCATCAGTAGGTAAACCAACGGGCGAATCAACAGAATAGATACCACCGAATGACATGCTACCAATAGCATCCCATGCTTCTTCAACAGTATTACACTCTGTTCTTTCAGTACCCTTGAAGGAATGTGTCACCACAACGTAGTTTGGCTTCTTTTCGTTCATCAGTTAGGCCCACTTCCTGTTATTAGAACAATTCGCGAAGTGCTTTAAACTCTGTTTTGAGTTGTTGTATTTTTGCATCAGCACCGTCTTTGCGAACATAGTTAAGAAAATGCTGAAACTGGTTTTGCACATCAGGTTCGTCAAAGTCCACAATATAGACATACTCAACTTCATCGCCATATGCACATTTGGTATAGTAAATACCCTTCTGTGTATTAATAAAATAATGTTGAGACATCAGTTAGGTCCACTTCCATTACCCCAAGCCCTAGCAACAGGTGCATAACCAGTATCAGCCCAACGCTTCTGAATACGTGCTTCCACTTCTTCAAAAGACAGCGGTTCATAGTTGGTGTGTTCAATCATAAATATTGACCGCATAATCAATCCTTTTGTATATACGGACACCAAGCAGGAGTCGTGCTTGAAATACCATGATACGCAGAAATATGTTTTGGTGGATCAATCGCATGGCAAACTGCATTAGTTCCTGAATCACGCTCACCGTCTGGGTACTCAACCCAATATTTTGTTTTCAGAAACTCACACCCGCGACAAATGTAGGAAACACTTACAATCTTTTCAGGACCATTTTGGCTCATATTACGCCTCTGTTGTTGTATGTTTAATACTATCAAATATTATTGGGAATGTCAATAGAAAAGTATAAATAAGAATGTAGGTCGCGATGTTGGTTGCATCCACCTACTCTAACGCTTGCAAGGAGCATCAGTATGACTATTTATTCACATGGGTATATCCCATACACTTATTACATCAAATGGACCAGAACTGGGGTCTGGTATTATGGCGTTGAATATGCATCGGTAACTAAAACCGCAAACCCAAACAATCTATGGACAACATATTTCACTTCATCAAATGCCGTTGCAGAATATAGAAGACTCAATGGCGAACCAGATATTATTAAAGTGACGAAAACCTTTTATAATCAAGAAGAAGCATTATTGTGGGAGACCAGATTCTTGCAGAAAGTTAATGCCAGACATCATACATTGTCGCTAAACGGACATAACTCTGATGGACTTACTTTTAAGAACAAAATAGTATCAGAAAAAACAAGAAAATCACAATCAGAAACCCGTAAACTACATAAATGGTGGACCGATGGAACTAAATCTTGGTTTTGTCAGAATCGACCCAATGACAAATGTTATGAGGGGCGAGGTCCTTTTAATAACAATGGTGCTCAGATCGGCGGTTTCTTGAGTAGAAATAAAAAGTGGTACACAAACGGTATAACTTCCGTGTTTATTTTACCAACCGAAGTGCCTGATGGATTCTATGAAGGCAGAAAAATAGGTAAAATAAACACAAAAGCGACACGTTCTAACAAAAGATGGTATAATGATGGCATAAAAACCTACTTCATATTACCAGAAGACGCATTGTCTCATTATTCAACAGGTAGATTAAAACGAAGTAATATCAACTCCACCACCATAGTTGATAACTGATCCAGTCCGTTCAAAGGATTCTTTATTGGCAGCAATCCTCTGTTCAACCTCTTCAAACGACAGCGGTGTAAAGTCGGTGTGTTCTACACAAACTGTCAGGTATCGCGGTGAGTTAATATAGTTTGCGTGAAGATGCCCAGAAACATTACACACGAACCTATCAGATACACACTTTTCAAAAAGTGGGATATGGCTCAGAATGAACTGATCCACAAACACCCGAACGCCATACAGAGTATCAAAGCCAACATCACGGTAATCCTGATTCTTAAAGATATCATGATTGCCGAGAATCAAACGCTTCTTACCGTTCAGACGCTTGACATGATGCAAAGACTTGCGATTGATCACCACATCGCCCAGATGATACACCGTGTCATTAGGACCGACTTTAGCGTTCCAACGCTCTACCATCGCTTCATCCATTTCCTCAGTGGAAGTGAACGGGCGCAGCGGATCGCCGTTTGGTAGCTTGAACTTTTCCCACGAGTTGGTGTGACCAAAATGTGTGTCAGAGATTACAAAACGATTGGACATATTTTATACTCAATGAATAAGGTGATAGTTGTTTATCACAACAAGTCCGCCAGAAACAGACAGAATCAGAAACAGAATCTTGAGGCTCAAGTTAAACAAATCTCCTCGACGCCAAATGATGAACATAAAAATATTGACGATAACTGAGGCGATAAGATAGAAATCAAACATTGTCAGTCTCCTTGTTACTCATTCCTTATAACTCAGATCCGAAAAAATGTCAAGAAGAAATATTGATTTTTGAAAATCCCTCAGACAATGTTGGCTGTTGCATAGATTGTGCCATGCTGTCAAGAACACTTTGAGGAATGGTTTTGCCAGGGCGACTGTTCAACCTACGTTCCCATTCTTCTTTCTCAGGAGTAGGAAACACAACCGCTTCAATCTCATAACCATGATTAGGATGAAAGTTCTTAAGACGATCAAAGAACTTCTTACGAGATTTGGGATTCAGATTGGTGCGATCAATGATAATGGGATAATGATTACCGTCAACAAAACGATCAAAATCTTCCCACATCACACGTTCTGCTACTTTGATATACTTATTGAAAACACCATTATATGTGTTGTTTTCATGATCTGCCATATATTGAATAATATTGTCAGTAGAACAAACCCAACATTGCCCCTGAAACTCTTTCTCAATCCAAGTGGACTTGCCAGAAGCAGGAACACCAACGAGCATGATAATACGCTTAGTCATCTTGTTTGTCATAACCATCTTCTACTGTGTATCCTAGTTTGCGAAAAGAACTGACAATCCAACCTTCTTGAGTGCGCTGTTCAGCAGCAATGATAGCCCATTCTTCAGAATCGAAATCTTCTGCCCATGCACCGTCAAAGGTGAAGTAATCATTACGATTAATGTTAGTCCAATGGTAACCGCCAGAGTTTTCATCATCTTCAGCAAGAATAAACTTACCCATCTTTGTTCTCCAACCGTTTTGTGATGGCAGCAATCACATCATCAAGACATTCGTGAGAATCCGTACCGTCTAACTTAAGCATTGCCTTTGCCCAATCAAGATCATCAAGCGCCATTTCCAAAAGTTCTCTATCAGTAGGCATCAGGATTCATTCCTCTTTCTGTATACTCACCAGCACGTTTATGGATTTCATCCAATGTAAGACGGGAATTTTTGAGATATGCGACCCACCGTCTATACCTTGCATTCTCTTTTAGAGTTGGCTTTCTGATGGATCGCATTTCACTCCAGTCAATCATTGTAAGTCAATCCAGGAAACCAAGCATCACGAATCGCTTCATACTTTGCCGTTTTGGTCAAGTTGTTGCGGATCGTATTGCGAACGTCTTCGCCAATCTTCAGACCACTGATAATGTCGTTATCAAAGTTCTTGAAAATAATAGGACGCATGAAAGCATCAACACCAACACTGTGCTTCGGATCGATTGCAAACGTTTTACGATCAATACCACGCTCACGGATATATTCCAGCTTCATACCAATCAGCCTTACGCGACTGGCAATATCAAAATGAATATTGCTCTCAAACTGAGTCAGCCGATCACGATCTTCGGCAGGCAGATGAGCCTTGATGTCATCCAGCTTATCGTCCAGAATCAGTTCAACGATGTTACGATCTTGCAGGATAGCTTCCTTCGCCTTGTGAATCTGGAGATACCAATGGCACTTCAGCTTCAACATATGACCATCATCAAAACGAACCACGAACCCTTCAAGGTCTTCCAGATCACGAACGTATTCAAGGAAAGCCTTCATATCAGTCTGTTCACCATAGTTAGTGAACTCAAATGCACGAACGACAGGGATATCCCAATCTTCAACATGCAATCGGTTGATACGACCATCACCGAACAGTTTGATATATTCGCCAGTATGCATATCACGAAGAGCGGTGAGGATCAGTTGATCTTCCTTGTAGTCTAAAACAATGCGCTGCTTACGCGAACACCATTCAAAGATCGGAGTTACACCGTTGGCAATGCAGGAAGTAGCAAAACGCTCATACTGAGGATTGTTCTTTACAAACTCCTCAACAGGCTTTGCCACATCGGTAGCACCCATCTTCGTGCCCCAGATCATCTGACCATTCACAATGAACGGTGCTATCATTGATCCGTCTAGCTTCTCAAGGATAGCATGAGGACGCGAAAGATCAATGACATGATCCTGCGTCTCCTCACGCTCGTTCACATTGAAGAACTTATGGAACGGACGACGAATGATATCACCAGTTTCAGTATCAAAGATGATACCACGACATTCACGACGAATGGCAGCGTTATAGTCACGCTGCTCAAATACACCCGAAGCCTGATCATATGGATCAGCGTCGATCATCACATCAGGAAACGTATCGGACATCATCACGTTGTAGTTGATGACCGTGTAGCCTTCCTTCGCAGCCACAACGAACTCGTCACGACCTTCAATGGCAGGCAACACATCAGAGATGTTGGTGATGTGAGGAAACTCATAGTTCATTGTTCAATCTTTCACTCTGCTACATTCTTACCATACGCATCTTCATACACATCAGGATCAATCATAAAGCCTCACTTATACAGTTCAAGAGGATCAACAACCGTCAGTTCTTCTTTGACATACAGCCAGAAGGGATCAGGAAAGGGCGGGGCGTGTTCACGACCGAAGAACACTTTGATCAACTTGCCATCGACATCGGCGACAACGCCAACGCGATCCTTGTTGGGCCAAATGCACGAGCGGACCGAATCACCAACTTTAATCATAAAAAATCTCCCTTTCGCTCTCTGATAACTCATCATAGCAAAAGGGAGATAAATGTCAACCAGTTTTTTCAGAAAAAATCAGATATCGTCCAGATCGATAGCCTTGATGCCAGGATACTCGATATGGTTGATCTGTTGAAACTTACGTTCATCTTGCCATGCGTCTCGGAGATAATCGTTATCTTCATCGAAGACCTTCAGATATTCTTCAGGTGTGACTTCATGGCCACTGGAGATAACCTCACCAATATGATATTGTGACATTTCACGCCAGTCATCATCATAGAATGATGTCTTAAGGGCAACTTCATTCTTAGCATCTTCAAGAGTATGTGCTTCTACCGCATAACGCATACGATGTGAAGAAACAGTTTCAATAATAAAGATTGCCATGATTAATCCTTACTCCAATCTTTACTCACACTCGCACGAGTAACAAGAAGCGATACTAGAATGGAGATGCCCCATGCTTGGATCCAACCAATAGGTCGCAAAATAGTCATAGCAGGAACAAGATCAGCATTCCATAGCCACATAACAGGCCATGACATCAACAGACCATAAGCACAACCGAGAACGATAGTGCCAAAAACAGTAAACAAACCAATAATAAACTTATCCATAATCATTACCTTCCATAAAAAACAGTTTTAGCGTTTGTTGTATTTGTAAACAGATACCAAGCACAGTTGTCTTTCCCGCTTGTCTTACTTCCCTCAATCCACTTTACACGACCCACAGATACAACCATTTCGCAGCGTTTCATCAGCGCGGATGATTGCTTGGTGTGCATCCAGTCTGCATCAAACAGCAACCAAGTGGGAAGTTGATTGCTGAAGTGTTCAATCATGGGATGAAGAATCTTGCGATTCCAAGGTGGATTGGTGATGATGTAATCTATATTCCATCCATAATATACTGGATTGAACTGAATGTCAAGAGCATTTGACTGTAGAATCCACTTTTCTTGTGGTTCAATGTCCCATGCTTCAATACAAGTATGATTATAATAACTAAGATGATCAATCAATCTACCATCGCCGGCGCATGGTTCATAGAAGTTAGAATACTTCTTCAGATGTGGCAACAGAGGCAGAACGGCTTTCATCGGAGTAGGATAGAAGTCACGTTCTACTCTGTCAAAGTCACTTCGTTTACCCATTATAGCCACTCATAACCTTCGTCCTCTAATGTATAACAAACATGCTTGATATCAAACGCTGCAATAGCGCGCATACAGCCTTCACACGGCTTAGCCAATCCCTGAGTGATCATAGGTTTCTTGCTATGTGTCCACTTACACCGATAGATGTAGAGTTTGGATTTAGCCACGGTATCAGCATCATGCCTACGCAGTGCGTTAGCGATTGCATCTATTTCTGCATGAAGATATATAGCTTCTTCATGTTTTGCATATCTGCCTTGAAGTGGATGCGTTTTGTTCTTGTTAGTGCCAATCGCGATGATTTCGTTTTTGTAAACGAGAGCAGCGGCTATCTTGGCCCTAGCAAACGGTTCCGAGGCTTCAGCAACCTTGCTGAGGACCTTCATAATCTTCATCGAAATCTTCATCGAGAATCAACACCCAACCGCGAATAGGATCATAATATGTAATATTGTCAAGTAGATCATATACTTCTGAGAAGTGTGTTAGTGCTTCAAAGGATGAGAATGATTTTTCCGTTTCCATCAAGCAACACTCCAATCATAGTCATCTTGTGTCATGACAGTTTCATTACCATCATACTCATCAATACGATACAGAGTACCAGCAGGAAGTTCTTCGATCAGCAACTTGGCGTAAGTACCATTAGCATCATCACCAAGTTCTTCTACAACCTGAACCAAAGCAGGATCGGTACGACTAATACTAAGGTCGCTGAAAGTTAGTTCATTCGAACGGCGGTAGTTATGTTCTTTACGGCATTCCTCATAGATACGATCATATTCTTCCCAAGGAACAGTAGCATACGAATAACCCCAGCTACGATGATCGTACAGAGTGATTCCCTTGATTTCAGCATAACGCATAACAGCCTCATGCGATAGACCGAAACCACCATAGGAAGAGTTGTAAACAATCTTAGTCATTTCACTTAGCCTTTCGGATGAGACGCGCAACGTCTTTGTCAAGAAAATCACCAGTAGTGTACCAAACACGCGATGCAACGCAGTCAGTGATATCCAGAGCGCATATGTCAGCGTTCGGGCATGTATCGCAGGGAATATCGCGAACGTTCTCTGGAGTGTTTAGGATCATCTTGGAAGCAGTGCAGACACCGTTCATGAAAGATGTGTCTGTTGAAACTGAAAAATAATCTGCGTTCATGACAATCTCCGTTTTCTATTATGTATACCTAGCACGATTCGCGATTAATGTCAACCGTATTTTCGATCTGACTCACCATAAAAGCCAGCATCATATTCGTTAATCTGCTCTGGGGTCATATCAGACTTTTCCACAAGAGGTGATGCATACGTAGCTTTTTCATAAAAGTGTGGCTTGTAGGGGCGACCATAATAGGCATCAGCACTACCACGATCATAAGGACCACCGTGACGATGATTAAAAGACATTATTCGCCCTCCACAAGCTTGAAGCCGAACGTATCAACCTCAAAAACTTCACCATCAATGATCATACGGTCACCGACCATAGACGAGCGATGACCCCACTTTTTGCCATTTTCACCATCAAGAGGCTTTACAACAATCACATGAGGATTGAAATCGGGATTCTCATAAAGTTCGCCCTTATGATCGATCATTCGTTCCATCGACCAGGAACCACCGATGTTCTGAGTGTGACGATAGGCATATTCCAGAGCGTCTTGTACTCCCATATTATCAAACATGTAGCTTGACAGATCAATCGTAGCCATATGCTCAAACCAACGATTGCCGAGACCGTCGCGATCAAAATGAAGAACTTGAACTTCCATAACGAATCACCTTTTCTCTCTGTCTACTTTCTGACAATAGACGATTCGCGATAAAATGTCAAGCTAGATTCGTCTCACACCTCTACGTTTTTGTAAACTATATGATTTGGTCCATGCTCACCATAGACACATCTAGCGATTCGTTTTGCGTCTTTGAATGACTTTGCGTTCAGCCCGATATAGTCGATATCGGTTTCACGGCCTGATTCTTCTGTTATAAAAATCAGAAAATAGCGTTTCTTAAACTTTGGTGATTTGTCCACGAGTTAATCCGTGATAATCGTAGTATGTGTTGATGACATTGACTGCTTTTCCAATCCACTGGTTTCTTCTTTGGATGAACAACTGAGGTTCGCTGTTCTCTACTGCAATGATAACAACAAGATTATTCACAGGTACACCAGTTAGTTCTTCATACATGACCGCATAGATGGCCATCTGCATGAAGTATGTATCAATCCACTCCTCTTTCTTAGGTTTATCTGATGTCTTGAAGTCGATGATAGACCTACGGTCATCAAAGTCTGCAATAACGTCAGCAGTTCCAGCAACTCCAAGATGATTGGAGTACATCTGCAACTCAACACCAAGAACATTGTCAATACGATCAATAAACTTTTGAATGGATGTAAACAAAAACAATGCAAACGGATCTACTTTGTCTTTGTCAATCTCTTTATTGTGTAGATAATCTTCACAGATAGCATGAACTTTGGTACCACGACTAGAAGTTCTTCTCAAAACCTTTTGAACTTCTTCTTCACCTAGCCGCTTACGCCATTCTGCTAGTTGAGGCTTCTTATACCACCCTAGGACAGTGGTTACAGAAGGAACTTTAGAACCATCGGGGAGACGATAAAGTCTCCCCGTGTTCTCATCACCATCAATCCTATCAATACCAGGCAGTGTTGTCGTGTTGTGTTTGAACTTTTTTTGTATCACGAAAATAACCAATCTCTTGTAGTTCTGCTAGAATAAACTCACGGACAAATCCAGAACGAACAATATCGTCCACATCAAACTCAACTTTTCGGATAGAAGGAATCTTATCTAAAACTCTCATCATAGATTTTAAACCAGACTCTTCATTATAACGAGAACTTGTCAAGTCATCTTGATTGATGTCACCGCATACGATAACTTTAGCATTTTCGCCAATACGTGTCAAGACTGTTTTAAGTTCGTTATAACCTAGATTCTGACATTCATCTAGAATCACAATAGCGTTGTCGATGGTTGTACCACGAAGGAATGATGTTGATTCGAACTCAACAATGCCTTTTTGTTTTAGGATGCTGTATGCGTCTCCACGCTTGAATAACTTTGCACAGATGGAGATATATGGCGCCTCAAAGACTTCCATCTTCTGAGCCGCGGTGCCAGGCAAGAAGCCGATGGACTTAGATGATTGTGCGCTTCTAATAATGACTACTTTACGAGGTTTGTTTAAGTCTTCCATTACCTCTTCAAGAGCAAGATAAAGACTGATGAATGATTTGCCAGAACCAGGAACTCCGTGGAGCAAAAGGTTCTTGCCATCATCATAGTATTCGAACGACCTGCGTTGGTTGTCTGTAGCAGGTGTGATTTGAGATAAGTGTAGTTTCAGTTTATCTTCTGTGGTTCTCTCTTTGCTTTGTCTACTCTGTCTATTACGGTCTCGCTTTTCCGCTCTTGTCGTAGCCATAAGACTCCTTAATCGTTTTTACGTTAAGTCACCGGCACATTATGTCAAAGCACCACCAAGCTTCTTTTTTACTTTGTTGACAGCTTCGCGGGTCTTTGTTTCTTTAACACTCTTAGAGCCATGTTTCTCTGCGAGGGGAGAAAATGGATTAGCAGCGGCGATTCGACTTAGAACATCGTTCATTCCACTGTCTGTTTTTACACGATCACCAGTACCACCTACGAGCATAGGCATATGAAATACTTGCTGAATGTGTGGATTGTCTTGGAGAAACTGCTTGTGTGATGCATAAGACCACAACTCGTCCCACGTTTCTTGTGTTTCAGGAATGAGGTATTGGTACATTGGCATGTAGTTACTCCTTACGATTACTTATAAAATCAGTCAATCTTGCGTTCTATTGTTTGACAGTGAATCTTTTTAGGATTAAAATACTTGACGAAGATTTCTTTGACTGTTTCTTCAGAATATTCTTTACAAGAGAAAATGTCCATGTAACAACTATTACGATCTACTGGACAGAAATGTGCTGATATGTTTGAATCTTGAAGAAGTTGATATATTGAATATCCTACTTTATTGGGATCATTTGTATTACACCAAACGATGTTTAGATCACCTATTTTTACCATTTCTATGGCATTCAATACATCATCAATAAAGTTTTGAAAAACAACAACATCGTTTATAGCCGAAGAATCACATTCTCCAGCATCAATCATTGTTATCCATCCCCAAGGCTTACTCATTTACTCATCGTCTTCCATTTCTAATAGTTGGTCAATATCAAGTGTCCTGATCGCTCTATTTAGACGTTTTTGTTTCTTGTGTTCCCGATACTCTCGCAACTGAGAAGTATTGTTCACTTCGTCTTCTTCGTACCAGTCCTTGAACTTCATGACCTTCTTCTTATGCATTTACGTTTTCTTTCTTAGGGCGCCCGCGACCTCGTTTGACTGGGGCTGGTTCTGCTACTGTTGTATCTGCTTCCTGCTTAGGTGGAAGCAAAAGTGTGAATACACTACGAACGAGTTGTTCATCGATGTTTACATATGGAAGATTGCGGTCCTTGACTGCCAAGATAAGTTTAGCATCAGCAGGATCAAGTGCTTCCAAAAAGTTTACGAACAATGCTTCACGCTTTGCCTTCGAGATGTTTGGATTTTCTGGCCCAACCCAAAGATACATCTTGCGGAAAGTGTTATAGAGCATTGCTTGCTGATCTAGAAACTGACATGGCTTGTATGGAGGTGCACCTTCTGGTAGAAGCCAGCGAACACCAGGATGATATGTCATCTTTAGGATTTCCATAAACGTAGGATTGTTTACGTTTGCGGCTAGCATACTACGACGCTTTTCGTAATCTGGTTCAGCGTCAATCTTATTCAAAATCTCTGAGATACCTAACATTGTTTATTCCCTATCATTTCTTTCTTCGAGGAGTCTTTCCACTCCAACCTGTAATAGACCATTTACCGCTCAAACTTTTTGTGTATGTGCGAGTTGAGCCGCTTTTTGTTGTTTTAACTTTACTGATCTTTGGTGGCCCAACTCTTTTTCTTACCATTAAAAATCACCTACACATTCCAAAAGGTTCTTCAAACGATTTTCTACAAAATAGTTGAACAGTTTGCTACGATCTTTTTTCTGAGTATTGTACTGTTCCAGAACTTGCTCTGAGATTTCAGTAGGAATACAATCAAGATCGATCAACTGTTGATTGCGCTTATAGTTACGCAGCATGGTTTCATTGCAGAACTGTTCAGGTTCTTGAAGAATCCAAGAAGACAGCTTCTTAGCAGACACAGGAGACTGCCGAATGCCCATAACGAACACATTATCAGCCGATAGAAAGTTGGGAATGCCATCAGACACATCACCCTTCATGATATGTTCTTTGAGGAACAAGTCAGGATTGGTACAAGTAATGTACTTCTTGAGGACAGGGCTATATTGCTTGACGTTAGGATACTTCTGCAACTGACCAAAGTCTTTATCGCCAGACAGCACCAAAATGTTTTCACGCAAATGATACTCTTTGACAAGAGTAGCGATAACATCATCAGCTTCAGCGTGTTCTACCTGAATGACTTTGTAAGGAAAGAAGTCCTTGATTTCTTGACGAATCTTGTTGAGTGTTTCAAACACTGCATTCCAGTCAAGTTCAGAAGCATCGCGTTCCTTCTTGCGATTAGCTTTGTAATAAGGATAAACTTGCTTGCGCCAGTAGTTCTTGTCATCACAAGCAATGACCATCTCACCAAACTCGGCAGTAAACTTTACCTTGTGTGCGCGTAGAGCGTTCAACACCATGTGTCGAATGATATCTTCTTCGATCTTGACATTTTTATGGTTACCGATCTGGACCATAAGAGTCGAAATCATGACTTGTGACAAATCTAGGATAATCATGTTAGGTTGTTCTCACGTTGTTATGATCTATATATACAACATTTTTAGATCATTGTAAAGAGTTATTCGTCAAAATATTCTTCATCGATGTCTGGAAAGTCAATCAACTGTTCTGCTGCTTGTTGCAGCCCATGATTGACTCCCATACTCTTGAGGATCAATGACCGTAGGGATTCGATGACTAGTGCAACATCTTTGCTGAAGTCATCGTCATCAAAGTTGAACCCTAGCATACCAATCTTATAGAACAACTCTTCGGTCATCTCATCCGTCAC